CACTAGTAAAATCTCCATCAAGTCTCCAGAATTTATAGAGGAGTGCCTCATTCTGGACTTGATTAACCTTTTGAGGAATGGAGAATTCAATATCATACTCAAACCAAATCTCTCCTATATTAGTAGAGAGAGTAGTATCAAGTGAAGCAATTACAATATAAAAAGGATCATACAAGAGAAGGTTCGTTTCCGTCCCATTTCTTATATAATAGTTCTTGTACTGCATCATATCTTCAACTTTGATACTCATCTCAAGGTTTTGCCATACTGGGCCACGGGTCGCGTATTTATAAGTCAAAAGCTCTTGTTTTGACGATGGTAAACTATCCGAAATATTGAACTCCGGAGCCATCATTACGAAACCAGGAACAATCGAAGACTGTGAAGTCTCGAAAATAACCTTGAATTTATGAATCTTGTATTTTTGGAATGAGGTTGCTAACCCAGATAACCATGGAAATGAACTAGCTATCGCAGGGTTTATCTCTATTTTAGTAGGCGTGAAATTGACGAAAGGTACAACGTCAGTTACAAATTCACGATTGGATATTCTATAAGTATCCTTTTTAGGACCTACCTGAGCACTAGTGTTTCTCATTGTCTTTATATTTGAAACATTAGGACCATTTCTATTGGAGTTTTCTCTCCTTTTGTTACCAGGAACGAAACTCTTAATATTGCTCTTCTTTTTCTTTTGTGCTTTTTGTTGTTGATTTTTCATCCGCAACGGAATACTTAATATTGTTTTTGTTATATACACTAAATTGCCAAGTGTCGTCATTATCCAGAAAAGAAAATTCATTGTTCTCTTCTCCTATGACTCCACCTTCAATCGCAGGTTTCTCATGCTCACGCATAAGATATGATTCGTATTCATCTACTTCTTGTTTCTCATCAAGAGTGTCATCATACGTATCCCTGGGTATATAATCTAAACTTTGGAAAGCACACATACTTGTACCGAAATCAATGTAACCAGATTTCTTGTGATATCTTCTGTTAGTACCTTTCACTAACACATTCTCATATTTCCTAATCTGAGAGATCATCACATCAAGGACAGGTAACCTTTTGTCCTTTTTCCCTTCTTGCAGTCTGATAAGCTTGTTAGACTTTGTTACAAACTTATCATGAAAATGATTCTTTATTTTCATTATGCCTTGCTTATCCTTAAACTTTTGTTTCGAAAGTGAAGCAAGCCAGTCATCTCTCTGCAAGTGTCTAGCATCACGAGTTGATTTATAAGTTTGGAGTACATGTTCTCTCCCAAACTCATCACATATAACGCCCTTTCCCTCAGGAACTTTTCCATATATGTGAATTTTATACTTTTTGTCATCCTTCTTATTGACTTTACCGAACGGTAACCACTGGTAAGAAATGACGAGTGGGTTCTTATGTCTCCTAAGGTTATCACGAGCAATTAATAATTGACGTGCAGTAACTTTCTTAGGTGTAGCTCTAACCCCTAGTCCTCCAAGTTCTGTAGGAATACAAAGATTAACCATACCATTGTTCGTGACCTCCCTGATTCGTCTTTTGTTGAAAAATATCAGACGATTAAGTAAGGAAGGATTGTGTTCAATAGCATAATTAATACTTTGATCTACAGGCATGTTTTTTGGTATCGAAAAAACAGCATGGAGAGGTAATGGATTTACCTTTTTAACTAGATTTGTATGAAAATTAAGTATAAAATTGGTTGAGTTGATTTGTGCAACATGCTTACTTACGTAAGTCTTTCCTACACTCAACGCTAAATCAAATTCAGATACAGACTCTATGAACTTATTGATTATTCTTCTAGGTGGGTAAGCCAAGAAATCATCACCATTAATTAAACATGGTGCCTCAATTACACTTGTTTCAAAAGTTTGTATATCGAGAAGTTCAATAGATTTATGGGAAATTACTTTTTTACTTGTATTATCATTACTATGCATCCATAAACTTAAGTTTATAGCACAAAGGACGGGAAAAGATTTTATATCACCCATCATTTGCCCAAAGGTTTGCTTTATAGGTTCCTTTTGGTGCTGTAATGTGATCTTTCTACCACTCCACATCTTGGATCTTATGTTTGAAATTGAGTCCTTTTCTAGTTTCGAAAGCTTGATAGCTTCGAAGAACCAGTTTGAGACTCTAACCCAATTGTTTTTTGTAGTATTAGGTCCACAATAGTCTTTATTCAATATTTCATAAATAATAGCCATTGCTTTCCACATACCCCAACACACAGTTGAGTTAGTTGGAATCTCGAAATCGAGTCCCAACTCCTTCATCATAATTCTGTCAACTTTAGCAGACAGAAGTGGTGACAGATTATCAGTTGCTGAACTATAATCCGCAGATAGAAAGAAGAGTTCCTCCTTATCTCCATAGTATAATTGTGAATCATGAACAAGTTGATTTATATCTTGTTCAGAGACCTCTCTACCGAAGACTAGATTCTTGTTTCGTTTCATTGAGGATGCTATGGTGTGCTGGAATGGTTTTCCAGCAAGGAACTCATATGCTGACGCAGTAGTAATACTCCTGACCTTTAGAGGTTCAGCGAGATGCGTTGCCCTCCCTGTTAAACTTTTGTATTCCATAAAAGAATATGCAAAAAAGGGTGCAGGCGCTATACCAGAGTAACTTTGTCCTAAAGGGGAAGAAAAATCGACCTTGGGACATTTATTGAAAATTACTCCGTACTGACCTAATGGATGATTCTCAGAAACAGCTGAAGTGCTTAGGCATTTTACACTAGCTTTAAAGAATTGATCCAATGTCCTCTTAGGGAAGAGAGAGACACTCTTTGCAATCGAAACTTCATCATACTGCTTTTCAACAGCTGGTTTGGTAAGTCTTGCAATATAGTCAATCTCTGCTTCTTTTATAAAGGATTCAGGTACTGATATAGCAGCATATCTAGACAAGTAAATTGTAGATGCGAACGTGATTGCTTTTTTATCATGTTTTTTCAATCTACGTAATATTGCTTTATAAGTTGCTCCAAAGAACGGCAATATTTTATTATTAGTTACATTGCTTTCAGGTTTTACAGGAAGTTCAGGACTATCATATGCGACTGAGCATAAACAACAATAGTAATATTTAATTAATTTTGTTGTTTTGATCTCGTTATCACATACGGTCCTATTAAGAATTTCTTTTAAATCCTTCACCAATATCATTTTCTCGATATTTGGGTAAAACTGAGCTAATGCCTCCGTAACTACTAGGATGAGAACTAAAGCCTGATTAACACTATAAATCGTAGTGTTTTCGGGTACAAGTTTTTGCTCTAGTATAATCTTTGCTAATTCTAGTAAAGATTCTTCCAATGAGAATTGGGAGGAGGTGACAAAATCATCAACCAACACACGGAATGTGTTGATCCTATTCCTTCTTATAACGTTATTTAAATTATAAG